TCTTTTCAGCAGAATTATCACCGCCGGCAAGGGCACCGCCAATACCACCGAGGATGCCACCCACCACAGTGCCAACCGGACCATATGCCGACCCGACGCCAGCACCGCCCAGGGCGCCGCCAATGCCGCCTGAGACCCTTCCATCAACCATTACCGATACCTCGCATCAACCAATGTATTTGCCGTGGTGCGCTCTGTGCGGCCCTGCTGGCCATCTCTGACTGCGGCCTCAGCCAGCTTGTCGTTGTACAAAGACCACATATCCGCCTGCAGTTGGCGGTTCTGGGTCAGGGTGATTGCCAGGTCAGCCGCCAGCCGCGCCGCCAGGGCTTGCGCGAACAGGGTGGTGAACCGCCCCGTGTCCAAAACCCGCTGGACACCCCAGAGATAGGCTTGCCCTTTCTCGGCAACAATGGCGTTGCCTTCACGCACCCACCGCATCTGCCGATTGTCTTTCGGGCTCCAGCCGGGTGGCTCATCATAAACACGGAGCACCACCAGCCAATCACTGTCCAGAGGATACAGAAAGCCACGGTTCCACTCGTCTGACGTTGCAGACTCCAGCATTTGAGTTCTGAGGGCGAACGTCCAGGTGCGAGACTCAAGTACGGCGTCACGCAGAACGGGGTAATTAAGGTCGCACAACTGAGCACACTCGCTGTCGTCAGCAAACGATGTGATTGACTTCTGCCCCAGCCACCCAAGCGCCTGGTTGCAAATACTGATGTCGCTGATCTTGGCCATCTGGCCTCCTATATCGCCACAAAGTTGGCTTCAACCCACGCCTTGGTGGCGGCGTCCTGTGCGTTGGTGGGGTCAGCAAGAGTGGTCAAACGAGCGCCGCCAGCGGACATGGTGCCATTGGCGTTGACCGAGAACGTGGTAGTAGTACCCACGTCGTCCAATGCCGTCAGCCCCACAATGCTGTTGTTGGTGGAACCCGTCAGCAGAACCAGCGTTGCCCCGCCAAAGTCATCCGACCGCAGCATGGCCCCACCCCCGTTCACTCCATTATTCTGCATGGTCAGATCACCCGTACCAACCGGGCTTGCCACGTTCATCTTGGCGGCGAGCGCACCGTCTACATACAGCTTGCTAGTGGCATCCTGACCGTTCACCGGGGCGCCCATGTTTTCAACCCGACTCCCGACCATGTCTATACCGGCGTTGGTCATCGTGAGCGTGCCCCTGACGCTGGGATCGGACGAGTTCAGCTTCCCGTCCAGCACAAACTGAAGATCGGTCTGGTCGGACAGGGTGCCCGTGATATTGTCACTGCCCCACACGGCGGTCTGCTTTGCACCATCCGTCAAGAAATCAACGTACAGCTTGCTGGTGGCGTCACCGTCATCGACCGGGGCGGTGTTCATGCCCTTGACCAACCCGCCCGACATAGTCAGGTCGCCGGTAATAGTGGGGTCGGTCAACAGGCCGTCAATCGCGTCGTCCACGTAATCGAAGGACGTAACACCCGTTGTTTCAATAGCGCCGCTAGGGAAAATACTGAAAAATATCTGCTCGCCACCTGGACCCTTCGCGATTAGCGACACCCCGGTGCTGGCTGACACCCCGCTAAGGCCTATAAACGCCCCGCCGATTGTTTCAAAGTGTTCCAGCTCAGAACCCACCACGCCAGATGATGGTAGGGTATCCGAGATAGTAAGCTTGCCGGTAAAGAACGGGTCAATGAACTTGGCGTCTACGTAGTCAAAGCTGGTAATCCCGGAGGTGAACACGTCCCCGGTCTTGGACAGCGTGATTACCCGCGCTGTATTGTCGTCGTCCCGCGCTTGCAGCGTAACACCTGTATTGATCGGGCATATAATGCCAAACACATTGCCAGTACCTGCACCATCGTCGAAATTAACCAGGGCGGTGGTTCCACCTACCGTGTTGGTGCCAACTACGCTAAGCGTCCCGGTGACAAAGGTGTTGGTAAACTTGTCGTCTACGTACACCTTGTTGGTGGCGTCTGTGCCCACCGAGGGCGCTGCGATGTTGGTCAGCCGACCGCCGGTTGAGATCACGTTGCCGTTGGCGTTGATAGTGAACGGGATAAGCGCGCCAACTGCGCTACGTGCTGCTAGCAGCAGGCTGGTTTCGTTGCTGATGGCTGATATTCCGCCGATGCTGGCCGAACCAATGTCGTCACCAACGTCCACATAAATCTGCCCGCCGTTCAGCGCGGAGCTGTTGTCAACGGTTAATCCGCCAGACTCAACAACCGGAGCGGTAATGTTCAACTTGCCGTCAAGCTCAAGCTGCAAGTCATCCTGATTGGACAGTGTACCGTCGATGTTGCCCCACGATACCACACCACCAGTCGAGATAGCCTCCCAGTCGAGGTTTCGGCGAGCGTACAGTAGACCGTCATTGGGGGCTTCTGGTACGCCCTGTACCGTCAAGTCGGCCTTGGTCACGAGCGCGTTGTCTGGCAGGTCAGCCAAGTCTGGTCTGCCGGTCAAGTTTAAACTGCCGTCCACCTCGTAAACGAGGGCCTTGGTGCCGGCGTTATCGACCGAAAAAACAAAGCCGATGTCAGCACTGCCAGTGTCCGGTGCCCACGCCCAAGCGTTGAAGCCGAAAGCGGCATTTGCCGCGAACAATCCACGCGCTCCGGGCAGAGTGGTAAAGGCTATTTGTGCATTGGCATCCATGTCACCGCCCGCCAGCGGGAGAAACTGCCCGCCGCCCGTCTGAACGTCGGCTTTGGTAGCCAGCGCGTTGTCGGGCAGTTCGGCAAAATCAGGGCGACCGTTGACTTGAATCGTTCCGTCGACTTCGTATACGAGCGACTTGGTGCCTGCGTTATCTACGGTAAAGACGAACCCAATATCAGGGCTGTCGTTATCTGGTGCCCATGCCCACGCATTGAACCCGAACGCTGAGTTAGCCGTGAATATCCCCCGCGCCGCGTTGGCGGTGGTGAACGATATTTCAGCGTTGACCAGCATGTCGCCGCCGGACAACGGCAAAAACCCGCTTCCGCCCCCGTTGCCCAGACCGTCAAGATCGGACTTGATCACCACGGCGGTGTCTTTGAGCAGGGTGAGGGCCGGACGCCCGTTAAGGCTTAAAGTGCCGTCTACCTCGTAGACCATAGACCGGGTGCCGTCCTGGTCGTTGGAGTAGACAAACCCTATGTCGTCACTGCCGGTAACCGGAGCCATAACCCACGCCGGGAAGCCGAAAACGTTCTCAAACCCGGTGGCCATTTCCGCCGTGCCCGTTGTCCAGTTCACCTCCGCCTCTTGGTCCATAGTGCCGCCCGCAAGCGGGAGGAATCCCGTACCGCTGGCACCGCCGCCCAGCGTCTTGGCTTCCTGCACCAGCATCGTCAGCTTGTCGAGCGCAAACTCGTGGGACTCCGCCGGGAACGGTCCCCGGGGGGTATAGTCCGTCTGCTGGGTTGAGTCGGTGACGCGAGAGATGATAAGGGGCGCACCCGCACGCGGGGCAATCAGGAACGTAACTGAGCCGCCCGTGTATATGGGCGGGGCACCGGTGAGATTCAGTATGTACTCCGCTGGCGGAATGATTGAGCCATCCACCTGGACCTGGATATCGTTCTCATCAATCACATCGAACGTGAAGTTGTATGGCCCAACACCGGAAATGGTTTGCTGGGAGGGCGCGTAGATCGTGTTAATGGTCATAATGTGTCACTCGTCAGCGTGCCGGATATGGAAACCACTTCCAGCTTAAACGGTAATGTCTCCGAAATCTCAACCAATTGCAGCCGATCAGTACCAAGATTGGCCACATCGTTGTCCTGCAAAATGTCCAATGGGGGTGATTCGTTCATTCGGAACCGAGGCTCGCGACTCGCCGGTCGGGTGCCATTGATGACCGGGCGTGTGCTGCCAATCGTCCGAACCGTGATGTTGCTGTATCGCTTGAACGAACTCGAACCGCCAGTTGTTTCATCGGTCTCCGGCGGCAGCAACCGCATCAGCGCCTCAGTACCAAGGCCAACCGTCGCCGTGCTGACCTCGATCGTCCCGCCCTCGAATTCCAGTGACACCTGACCGTTGGTCACCAGATAGGCGCCAAGGAATGTGCGGTCTGCAAACACCTGGACCCTCTCGCCCTCAAGGTGATCAAGCCCAGTGATAGTTGATGTGGTGGTGTTGAACTGCTGCGTGATCGATGAGGACAGGTATGACCACTCCCGATCAAACACCCAGCCGAATATCCCCTCAAGGTACAGCGAGCTCACCCCATTGATGGTGTGACGAACCAGCATTATGAAGGCGTCGGTTCCGTCATCCTGCGGCAGGGCGCAGACATCAATGATATCGCCGGGCAGTTCAAGCGGCGTCCAGCCGAACATATTGACCGACTGCTCGTAATGCAGGATGGCGACGTTGCCGGTATTGGTCAGGCACAGCAGCATTTCATGCGGGTTGCGCATTCGGGCAATTCGCTTCACCCCCGCACTCAACATATGTTCAGCACGCTCTGAAAGATCAGGAGCCACCCACCCGGTGTCGGCATCCGTCCTCTTGAGCCCGCGAATCCTGGTGCCGCGCTCGGCGGCAAACGCTATGTGTTGCCCAATGCCAATCGGCTGGACGTTGAGACTGCCATGGGAGCTGTGCAGGCGCACGTCAATATCGCCTGGCTGCAACAACCCGGAGTCCGCGGTCACGACATACTCCAACTCCCGTGTCCCAATCAGCAAATCCTTGTGGCCGTAAATCCACTGGATGGGTGATCGGTAGATGGTAGTGAACTCGATGGCGCTGTCAGGCAGGATCAGGTTCGGGTCATTGGCGTCCGGGTTTTCACTCAGATCATCCCACTGCCCGGGTCGCGTCCCCCATACCGTCTCAGACTGCATAGGTGTCCCGCCAAGCAACAAACGCCCTTGGTAGGCACCACACGCAGCAGGGTAGTTACGAGCGCCCCACGCGTCCGGAGTGTCCGTGAACGTTATTGGCTCGAACACGTACTGTGCTGTCTCAGGGTCATAGTACAACCACTGAGGCGGGTAGTTGGGGTGGGTGAAAATCACCTCCTTGTTGCCGTAGGGCGACTGCACGTACTGAACGTCGGCCAGGTCCGCCTCGGCGTACAACTGGGCATCCGGGTCTATACCAACCGGAGGCTCGTCTGGCAGGGCGTCGGCGTCCACAAACAACTGGAACCGGTCCAGCTCGTAGACGGGGCCAGACGCAAACTCCTGCGCCACGCAGAAAAACTTGACGTAGAGCACACCGTCGTAGTCCGTCGGCAGGGTGACTGTCAGCGCCCTTTCAAATACCGTGCCAATGGGACCATCAAACACCTCGGAAAGTACATCCGTGCCATCCAGCGTGGTGCCAATGGTCAACTGGAACGCGTGTTCCTCGCCATCTTCACCGGGGTTATCGGCGTAGATAACACGCCAGTCAATCGTGGCGTTGTTGCGAGGGCCTGGCAGGGCAATCTCCTGGCGAACCGTGAACGACTCGTTGTCGATGTCAGGATATTTCCAGTCACGACAGACACAGGAAAGAACCTTCCCAAAATCCCTGGCTTCATAGCGACACCCAAGCCTTGAGCCATCCTTACTGATGAATTCGGATGGCGTGAATTCCCAGGCATTCCGCAAGTCTGCCGAAGCATTATCAAATTCCGGGTTCTTCGCGATCTGCTGTTGCAGCGCAGCCGAACCAGCGGCCTGACCAACAAACAATGCACTGCTTGTGGCGGGCACAATGTTGGTGTCGACAAACAATTCATCATCCTGCAGGACAATGAGCGAACGCCGACCGTCCACCGTCAGCATCGGGATGACTCGACCCGTGGTGCCAGTGTCCGTAAAGTCCTGCAGGTACTGTGAGCCAGGCATACGGGTGGCTGGACCCTGGGAGCGCGGCATCATGTTCTGCATACGCAGCGCCGCCTCCCGGTAGACCTCGGAATCTACACGGGCCAGCGCACGGGCGGTTATCTCACCTGCGGAGAAACTCGTTTGCGATGGATGCCACTTTGCCATAACTCATTCCTGTAGGGTGGGCAGTTTCACCTGGTGCCCAGCAGGCCCCGAGAGAGGGTCCGCTCAGGCATCATTGGCACGACTGCGCGAAACAGCCTTCCTGACGCCTTCAACTTGCTCAGACAGTTTTTGAAGGTCATCCTTCACGTCCTGCTTGAATTCACGATGATCCTCATGCAACCGCCGGTAGGAGTCATCAACAATCTTTCGCACCTGGTCAACCGTGGTAGACCGGGCATCCAACTCCACCAGCTTGTTCCCATGGGCAATCAGGGTCTTGACCACAGCCACACCCCCAATCACCAGGATGCCGGTGAGAATGTCCCTGATTACCACTTCAGTCATCATCTTTGGTCATCATCTTTGGTCCTGATCTTGTGGCCGACGTACAGTGAGACAATTGCCAGCATCGTTATTACCACGTGCCCAATCACATCCAACTCATCGGAGTTGAGCGTATTACCGGACCACATCGCAGAAAACTTCACCATCAGTACCAACAGGCACACCGTAATGATGATAGAGACGGCGATGAGATCAACCGGTCTCATGTCAGCTTTGAATCCCAGAACTTCAACTCCCGGTCGTTCATACTGCCCGTATATCCTTGAGCGCCGAGATACGCAAACCACCAGTCACTGCGGTGGTATGTGGCTGGGTCTGGACTTCCAAAACCAGCGGACTGCGCGATCAGGAACTCCCTCCACGCATCCGGAATGGTCTTGGCTGTACTACCTGGAGTCTGGTCCTTGAGCCAGGCGAGCATCATGTCCGACGTAGAGCCTGTATACCCATCAAGCCTCAGAGCATCAAAGCGTTTATCAGATAGCGTTGCCATACTTTACCTCATCGAGTTGCACCTCGGGCGCGTTCGTGAGTTCATCCAGCATTTCAAATACCTCCACCGTGGCGGTTTGGTAGCGCAGGTTCTTCACCCGCTTAACCAGAATGTCGTACTCGGCATCCTCCAGTAGGACATAGCCGGGAACCTTCGCGGCCTTCAACTTCTTGACGATGGGCAGCACCTTGGACATTTCGTCATAGTTCACACCCTGGGGGTCCAGCGGAATGCACAGAGCCTGCACGGCATGATCACGATAGTCCAGCGTGAGTTCACCGATCTTGGTCTGCTTGAGTTCTACGTTCTTCATGAGCTCTCCGGGGGCTGTTGGTCAATGATCCGGTGTATCTGTAGCGTCACCGCATCGAAATTGAACGTTTCAGGCTCTTGGTACACGAAGCTGGCCGAATTGATCGACAGCCCATCCACGCCCAACGTGGGTTCAAGGTAGATGCGGTAGTCCTTCTTCGGTATCTGCTCGGACCCTGCAAACGCTACCCGTGGGTCTTTCCTGTTCACGACGAAACTGGCGTAGTACAGGAAATCCCACACAGGTATTGTAACATTGGTGGTGATCACGTAATCGACACCAACAATGATGCCTTCACTGGAATCTGCCAGACCTACCGACAGGTTGACTGTCGTACCCGGACCCAACAGCGGAGTCGGGGGCAGAAAGCGCAATACTGCCGGGTCGTTCACCTTGCCTATGTCATCAATGATCTCAAGGATTTGGGACTCATTGGCCGAGGCGTTGATCAGCGACGTGAAGAACGGGAAGGCGCCCGTGATGTCGGACTCGATTCCCTCACCCACGTTGACCTGGATGATGGAATCAAAGAATGGGAACGCGCCAGTGATGTCCGCATCCCGCAGGCCAGTGGCTTCTGCCTGAATAACCGAATCGAAGAACGGGAACGCCCCGGTGATATCCGCGTCTTTCTCAGTGGTCGGGGTCTGTACGTCCGCGTTGATCAGCGAGTCAAAGAACGGGAATGCACCAGTAATGTCCGCATCAACGAGCGTTGTTACCGTGGCATCAATAGCTGAATCAAAGAACGGGAACGCACCCGTGATGTCCGCATCGATCTCCGCTGCCGGGGTAGTGACGTTGGCGTCAATCGCTGAATCGAAGAACGGGAACGCGCCAGTGATATCCGCATCGATCTGTGCCGCTGCGGAGGCTATGACAAAGCTGAACGCGTTCGAGTCCGCGGTGGCCGTGTCGGTGTCCGTACCGCGGACCTGGCAGCCAGCGGTCGTACCCGCGCCCGTGGGGGTGCCGGATATCACGCCTGCACTTGAAATCACCAGGCCGGCAGGCCATGCCGTGCCCGCCACAGACTCCGCAAACGTGAACGGCGTCTCGGTGCCGGAGAACTCCCCGCTCACATCCACCGGGGTGATAGGCTGACCTACCGTGCCGTTAATGTCCGCGATATTGCCGTCAAAGCTTATCGGGGTTACACCGCCGGCAGCGGCCTTGAAAAAAAGCACATGACCAAGGCCGACAATATCGGGATTGCTCGTCAGCGAAAGCGTCAGCCCTGAACCGTCTAGCGTATGCGTTCCCGCGACCTGCCGAGTCGAAGCCGCTGGGGCGGTATAGTCAATAACCTCAAGCGAATCCGAAGCCAGGCCGCCGCCGGTCATAAAGTCCGCGCCGTCAAGGTCAGAGGCTGACATGCCATCAACGTTGCCTGCGGTATCCATAAAGAACCCCGACGAGCAAAACCCGCTTACAGTGTTTTCTGTTCCCTGTAGATTCCGTGAAGCCGGACCAATGGCAAGCTCCATGAATGCGTAGTCAGCCGCAAAACCGGGGTCCACCGTTGCGGGGTCGCCAATTGTAGGCACGTCGATATCTTCTAGCGCCATCTCGGTGCCAGCTTTGCCTTTCCACGCGATGCTATAATACCGCGCCCCGGTATCGCCACCCGGGCACAGAATGTCGTAACTGGTTGACGTGATGTTGCCTATGGTTGCCGTCCGCGTCCATGTGTCAATGTCCCGAGACACGCAGCCGGTTGATACGTGGTGCCAGCTTTGCGCGATATCTAATTGTGTCCATACATGGTGATCGTGGCAGCGCATATCAATGGACGCGCCGTTATCCACCCACATGCCGACACATGTCTGGCCATTTCTGGGGGTTGCATTCGGGATCACATCAATGTCACACGTCATGCCCGCGTCAGGCTGGAAGCCGCAATTAATTGTGCCGCCATTGTCTGCACTTATGGCATCGACGTATACATCATCAAACTCGTAGCCGCCATCGTCGGTTAGGAACAGCAGTACACCTCGGTACTGATACCCCAGATTTCCAGACGGTGTACACCGCACACCCATAGCGCCGGGAGTTGTCAACCACGAATCAAACGCCAATCGCCTGATTCTCGCTTGACCAGTCAACACGACGGCAAAGTAGTCTGTAAAATGGTTTTTGTTCGCGTATGAACTATCGCTTCCCGAGCGCCACGAGCACGTCGCCGAAAACTGCCTAGTACCATCCGTCGCCCCGAAAGACCGACCGCCGCCAATATCTGGAGTGCCTATTGCCGTACGTGTCCAGCCGTAGGCGAAAAAGATTAAACCCTTGATATTCCCAGTAATATCCGGACTGGTTATATCAAACTGATTATTATCAGCAGGCCACTGGAACGGGACAGATACGACAGCCATTAAGGCGGGGTTCCACCCTGATCGGTGATCTCATCACGCAGCCGCGTATTGTAGGCGGCAATATCCCAGTACCGACCGTCGCCTGGGTCATAACCATGCAGGCCCAACCGCAGCCAGCGGCGCAAGGCATCGCCAAAGCGTGCTTTTTCCGGTGCCGCATCGGCCAGCGACTTGAGCAGCAGCGCGTGCGTGCTGTGGCTCGGGTCGATAGGGAACATTGATAGAAACTCGGCTTGCGTAATATAGCCTAAACTCCATTCAATCAGCGCGGCGCACCATTCAACGGGGTTTTTAAGTGCATTGCCCGGTGTCACGTTTTCATCATCGAAAAGCTGTGCGCCGGTTTCGTCACGGTGGACTAACGTTTCAAGTAGCGTTGGCATTACGTCGCCTCAGTTGAGGGCGGCCTGCACTGGCCACCAAGTACACCTTACGGCGCGAACTCGTAGTCGGTCAGTACCCAGCTATTGATGCGGACCTCGTCGTTGATGGCGAAAGTGGTGTTGTTCAGGATCATGTCAGCACCACTGGTTCCGGCAGAGCCCTGCTCAATACACGTACCGGCGTTATTGTAGGCGCGGTAGTAAGTCGCCGTACCTGCCGCCGTCGCCAGCACCATGCCAATAGCGTTGGCTGTGGCCGTGGCGTGGGGATTGGTGTCCACCGTCGTACCAAACGCCGTGGCGTTCAGAACTGGCTGGGCCAACACCGTTCCGTTGTCCGGATCTTCAGCCGTGGGGGGTTGAGTGCCGTCAAAGATGCGGATAAAACCCGCCCCAACTGCGTCAAACAACTGGGTGTAGGTATCCAGCCGGAACCGGACGGAATCGTTTGAAATCTGGCGTGCCATGGTCTACTCCTACGCGACGTTGCCGGTGTTGTTCTGGTACGTGAACTCCTGGAAGTTCCGAAACAGCTTTTCAAAGAAAGGGTCGAACATGAACGTGGCACCTCGGGCGCCGCCCACCTTCGGGTAGTTCTCGCCAGCGAACACCCCGACCTCAGTCTGGGGAATGGTGCCGCCGTTCAACTCGGTGACTACCTGGTCCTTGGTCTGGCCAATCTCGCACCGGGAAATAAGCCAGTCTACACCCGCCGTCAGGGGCGGAAACTCATTCTCCCGCGCCGCGGCAAGGCAACGCTCAAAGGCCGTGCGAATCTCACCATGCCGGGAGAGGCTGACGCTGGAACCAATCCAGATTCCGATAGCATCCGCCGGAGTGCCGGACAGGTCGGTCTGTGTCGTCAGGGCGGTAACGTCCTTCTTGGAATCGCCGTACGTCAGGTAATAGATACTGGCCATAAGGGCCTCCTACGTGCTCTTGGGTGGGCGCCCGCGGCGCTTTGGTTGGGGTTCGTCTTCCTGCTTGGCCTCAGCAAGCTGCCGCTGCAGGTCTTCGATCTTGTCCTGGCTTTCCTTCGCCAGCTGGGCCTGGGCCTGGGAGTCGGAGACATTACGTACCTCGCCCACATCCCCCTTCTGAAAATTATCACTGCCGGCCTTGGCTTTGCCGGTGGTGTACAGCAACTTCCCGGTTTCCTCCAGGCGGGCGTAGATGGCCTCGACATGCTTCCTCTGGAGGTTGCACAGAACTGCCGCCTGGTCGACGGTCTTGCCATCTTCCCACATCCGGCGGACTTCATTCTTGTCCGAGTTGCTTGCACCTGATTTGGCCATAATTGTTACCTCTCTCGGTTTAAAAAAATGGGGCCATGAGGCCCCATGTCGGTACTGATCGCACCCCGGTTTAGATCGCGGTGGCCAGGTGGAGACGGACGATCTGTTCGTCCTCCACCCGAATTGCCCCGAACTGCGCCGCGGTGTAGATGCGCCATACGAAGCTGTTCTCGACCGATTCCGCCACGCGGACCCAGATGTCCTTGTTGACCTGCATACCGACGGCACGCTTGGTCATGGCGAAACAGTACTCCTCGGAGCCATCCTGACCGACAGAGGCGTCTGGCAGCAGGGTGGATACGATCCAGGTGTAGCCCATCCAGCTTTCCACATACCCCTTGGAGGTCAGGGGGCGCATGGCGTTGTAGTCACCAGAGGTGGCTTCAGTGAGCTGGAGGATTTTCCGGGCCTGGCGCGGCGAGACAACCATGCACTTCTCAACATCCGGGTCGATGTCGTTGTCCATGAACCTCTCGGTCGTTTCGGTCACGATGTCAAAGTTGATGGACGCTGTGCCGTCACCGATGTTCTGGCTGGTGTCGTAGGGCACCACATTCCCGGAGCCGTCGCGGGAATCACCGGTTGCCGCTTCGATGATTTCCTTGTCGTAGGCGCGGCGCATGGCCATGCCCTGGGCGTTAGCAATGGAGGAGTTCGGATCAATCAACATGGTGTTGATTTCCTCGTGCTCCGCCGTATCACCGGTGTGGTAGACAACCGGAATCGACTTCCGGCGTGACCAGGGGTAGTCCTGCTCCGGGGTGGCTACGATGCGACCGGTTTTCTTGGTCGCCTCTTGCGTACCCAGGCGGTCCCAGTTGTGGCCTTCAGATTGAACACCAACTTCCATGACGTGTGGACGAAGGCGTGAGATGGATTGCTGCGCGAGATAGCGGACTGTGTCCTCATAAGTCTCAATCGCAGCATTGCTGACTGATGCACCCATGATAAGGGTCTCCTGTTTGAAAGTTTATTCACTTTCGCTGAGGCAACCCTTTCACGGACCTTCATGCTTGCTGGCTTAACCGCGCCAGCCGGGCGGGTTCAGGACGTTCTACGTGGAACCTTACGGTCGACCCAGTCCTTTTGGCCGATTATGACCTTGTATTTTGCAAAGTTCAACCTGCCGCTTGCGCCTTTTCCATCAGTAGGAACCGCTTCTGCACCAGCCGTCTGTACTCGGGATGGCTCGGGTCTTTCAGGATGGGGTTGCGGGTGATCTCACGGGCCTGCCGGCGGGCCTCATCCGGGGTCATCACGTCCTGGTGGTTGGTGTCCTGACTCAAGGGTTGGCCCTCGCCGCCCAAAGATTCAGCGAGCGAGTACAGCCACTTGATATCGGTGGACGGGAGTTTGTTGTTTTTCAACGCCTCGGTGAGGTACTCAGGGGCGCCGGTCTTCGCCAGTGTGCCGGCAATTCGCTCGAGACGTGACTGCATGGCATCACCCCAATCGGCCTTGAGTCCGTTGATGTCCTGCTCAAGTGCGTCCTGTTGACGCTGCATGGACTCCTGGGACTCGTTGTGCATGTCCTTGACCCAGCTTTCGAACTGCTTCTTGGTCATCCCGTACTGGTGAGCCTTCTGCCTCAGGGAGACAAGAGCGTCTTCAGCAATCTCCACCTCCTCCGGGAGGGCGTATTCGCTGGGCTCGTCGGGCTTGCCGAGGGTTTTCAGCAGGGACTCCATGGCCTCGGCGTCCTCGGTGTTGGGACGGACCATGAGCATCGGGTTCTTTTCCGCCGCACGCATGGCGAAGTTCATACGATCTTCATCACTTGCGTCAGGACCGGGCATTCTCAGGGAATTGCCCATGTGTGCCGCGGCGTTGGTCAGGTCAGACACCACCTGGTCAATCGTGCGGTGCGACCCATCCTCAAGGGGTTTGAAAAACGGGGCGCTTTGCAGTTCCTCGGGCATGGACCCGTACCAATCTTCAGACATCACTCTCTCTCCGGTCTTTGATGTATTGGAGTACGTTCATCTCCCCCGCCCGAATGGCGGTGGTGTGGGCGTTCTCCGTGGCTATCAGACCACCAAATTGGGCTTCCAAATCCTCAAGGATTCGTTTGCCGTCATCAGTGGCGAATAGAATCTTGTACGAAACCAGCGTTTTCTCGCGCTTCATTCAACCGCCTTCAACGCAGCTTCCCCTTCCCCAACGGATTGCGCAGCCTCACCGGACCTCGCAATCATCTCCTGGCGCTCCATCATGGCCTGTTGCTGCGCCCTTTGCTGGCGGCGCATATCAACCTCCTCCTTGCTGTTCATCAGGGTCGGGTCGACGTTCAGCAGCATTCCCAATTCCCGGGCAATGGCTTCATCATCCGGCACATCAAGGACGCCAGGCATGACCTGGGAGAGGTTGCCAAGGGACATGGCCCATCGCTCAACCGCTTGCGCCTGGTCCATGCGCTGGGATCGCGCCAGTGCGCCGAGGTATTCAATATCCATGTCGGGGTTGGCGTCCACAATGACCTGCGGAACGTCGGGCATCTGGCCAGCCCTCACGAGCATGTTGAACGTCCGCTCGATAATGGGGTTGAGCATGTCCGATTGAAGCCGTCCCAACGTCGGACCCAGAAGCCTTTGCATGAGTTCGTACCGAATCTGGGCCTCGGTCGCCGTCATGGGGGTGTTCTGCGGGTCGGGGAAGTTCAACTGGTCGTTGAAGAAGTAGTTGCGGATGTTCCTTCGAAGCTGATCAATGCCCTGCATCGTTATCGCGACGTTACCATTTGAAACCCACTCCCTCATGCCGGCGATGTTTCTCACGACGTTGACCGAGGCCGCTGACAGGTCGAGGTCAGAGATGATCGATCGTTCTTCAGCAAAGATGGGAGGGTCGGTCTGCTTCTCCGACCACACCGTCATGATCTCAACCCACTTGTTGACGGTCTGGATATCAGCAATCGCAATCGTGGCGGGGCTGTTGCCCCATTGTGACTCTGAGGTCTTTCTCCACCTGGGCACAAACACGGGCATTTCGTAGTACCCGCCCTCCTCTCCGAGGGTTTCATGGCCGTTGACGGTGACGTACTTGTACCCAAAGGGTCTTTGTTCCGGGGCGAGAATGGAGGCGAATTGAGGCTTCTCTACGCTTCGGGGGTAGATGCACAGAACGAAATCAATGCGCTCATCCGAGGCGTTTTCGGCTTTCTTCTTTATGTCATCGGGAACCCGTTCACCAAACTTCGTGACGATTTTCTGCGCCTCCCATTGGTAGTGGCGGTAGAAGTACGAACACTGCCCCATGTGGTCTTCTTCAAAGTACGCCTCCTTCAAGGGAACACCGGAGAAGATCAATCCCTCCCAACTGTCCTTGCCCCTCTCCTCCTCACTCAGGAAAGCCGTCCCATAACCCGCGACATCCTGGTACGCCTCGTTGATTTCAAGGTTGAAGTTGGAGTCCTGGAGTTCGTAGAACACCCGCTCGCTGGCTTGACGCAACCAATCAGCGGCCTCCCGGTTCTCGTTGAGCTCCTTCTGCCGGAATCGAATCTCGAACCAGTTGATCGCTGGCGAGGTGAGGGCGCCGTGAAGACTGGCGGCAAGGTTCTGGTGAGCCATGACCGCGGTGGAGTCCCAGGTGCGCTCTTTCCGCCACGGGACAGCGTCTTCACCACTCACGTCCTGGAAGAACTGGCCACGGAAGGGCATCACAAATTCTTCAATGCGCTCCCACACCTGTTGAACGGTGTAACGCCTTGATTGGACACGTTGAAACCGCTTGATAAGTGCTCGGTTATCCATAGAGGGAACCCTTGACAGAAGGCACATGAGAGATTACAGCAGAACGCTCGGCACAACAAACGACCGCATCCGCCTTGTCGGGGCTTCTCCCCAACCGCTTCTTGATATCGTCCTTCGACTCGATCTGTATTCCACCCGGGGTCAATTTGTACGTCGGGGCACACAGGTCGGAGAACAGGGTGGCATCCGGGGGTAATGAGATTTTGACGCCTGAACTTGGGTCCAATAACTCCCTGAACCGCCAGTAGAGCCTGGCCCGCTCGTTGACAAAGGTCAGATCACCCATCATCGAACGGTCATCGTTCCTCGCGGCGAAGTTGACCGGTATGACCCTTGAGCCTATGAGGGCTTCGAGGTGGTCAACAACACTCGCCCCTATACCTATAACGTCGACATGAACCGCACACATTGACTCCCCAACCTCCTTCACGGTCCTCTGGGCAACCTTTCCCCCACTGTCCGTCTCCTCACCCTTCATCTCAATCAGCTTGTTGAAGTGCCAGCCGGATCGTGTGGAGATGATGGTGGAATCCCTACCACCTCTCGCGGGGTCAACACCACAACCCGTCAACTGCTTGGGGGCGAATGTCTTCTCGGTCCATCGCTCTTGAGCCCTACGAACCCACTCACTGGGGATAACCTGGTATTCATCATCTTCTCGCCCAGCGGTGAAGTCCCCGTACAGCATCTGGCTTCTCAGGGGCTCTGGAAGGCTTTGGAGGGTAG